AAGATCTGAGAGAGTAGCTTTTTTAGCTGATTCAAAATAACGTCTACAAGCTGAAGCTTCTTCTGTTTGTTCTGTATCTAAGTTAGCTATTTCTTTCCCGATCCCTAAATGTGAGATAGCGAGATTAGAAATCTCAGTAGTACTAGACATTACTTAAGACCTATCAAATTAGCTGCTGATGTACCTGTCGAGTAGACTTTCTTTACAGCTACTGGAAAGATCCCTACTGGAACGCTTTGAAAAGTAACAGTCTCTCCACTCGCAGTATCGACTTTAAGAGTACCAGTAGTCCCTACGTAAACTGCAGATACAGCATCTGTAAGGTCAGCAGAATCACTAGGAGTAATACTTGCAGCTCCTCGATAACTATCTTCTTTAAATTTTAGATTACTCATAAATACCTCAAAAAAAGGAGGAGCATAAGCTCCCCCTTATTAGATAACGTCCTGATTCAAGTCAGCAGCATCGTCTTCTTTAACCACTTTCTTTTTTCGTGAAGGTTTCTTCTCAGAGTCGAGCTTTTCCATCCATTCTTTAGAAAAGTCTTCACTTTTTCTAAGATGGAAAGCATCTCCTGGATATTGCCTTCTGTGATTGTAGTAGCCTAGCTTTGTTGCTCTAACTTTCATACATTAACCTCTCTAGCTGATAGTAAATCCATCCGCATATTGTACATAGTTATGGACCATGTTATGCGGAATTAAAAATGCAGTAACAGTAACTGAAGGAGTCGTACCACCTAGAGTATAGCTAAGTCTTAGGTATCTCTCTCCGCTTTGGTCAGCAGGGACAGCAAGTACAAATTTATCTCCAGCAGCAGATCCTCTAGCAAAAGTTCTAGAAGCTACTACAGAAGCAGAAGAGAAAGACTCATTGTCATCAAATTCGAGATCGAATTGGTAGGTTTCATCTCCATCAGAGTCATCAGCAGCAGAATCAAGTGATACTACTACTACCATAGGCTCACCAATCCCGAGATTTCCATCAACTCCGAGATCAATTACATTAGAAGATGCAGCAGATCCCGTAAGAGCTTGCTCATCTGAAAATAGATTTTGTGCGTCGATATACATAATTATCTCCTTAAATTTTAATTAGACTACTCTAGCTTCTGTTTCAGTTAGAGCATCAACTTTCTTAATAGGAATACCTCTGAAGTGTGGTACTAGCTTTCCGTCTACTTCGTCGTATCTCATACCAGCACTTGCTACATCATCCTTTCTTTGAATGTCGAGCATCTGGATACAAGTCCTATTCATGTAGAAACATGGTTTACCCATATTAAGGTTAGGAATTCTGTGGATCGCTTTGATCATAAGATCAATAAGATCAGCAGCAGATGACTTAGCAATTAGATTACTGATGTCAATGTTTGCAATTCTTACTACGTATCTCCAGTCCTTAAGAGCAAGACCAACTTTCCAGTGGAATCTGTCTTGATAAGCTCTAAGTCTTTGTCCAGCAATACCGTTAGAAGTCTCAATTGTGACAAGTCCTAGATCTTCGTGCTCAAGACCAGCTTTTGATCCTTTTGGGAAAATACCTGTACAGCTTTGCTCTCCCCAACATACTAGGTAAACTGAAGAGTTATCAGATCCTGTACCTCCAGCATCTACGATGTTTTGTCCAGACGCTGCAGACTTGTCTGAGTATCTGATGGCAAAACCAGAAAATTCTTCAGGGGATACTCCCTGATTTCCGTAGAAGAGTGTTGATGCCATTTCCTGATTCATAGCTTCGATAAAAGCAGAAGCTTCAGAAAGTCTAAAAGCATTTACGTTTCCGTTGAGTTCAGCGACTTCTTTATCAACTTCTGACCAAGCCTCGAGCATACCAGCGTGCTCGTCTACTTGAGCAGTAAGTGATTTACTTGGCTGTACGCCCTGATTCAAAAGCTTCCAATAAACTGAAGGAAGACCTGTACGTACTGATGATCTATGACCAGTAGGCAAGTTACCTTCTAGAAAAAGCATATCGTCTAGAATCTCGTTTGTTTGTGAAAGCATTTCCACAATTTTAGGGATCTTCCCTTCTGGATCGACTCTCTTAGCATGATCTGCAAGAGTCAAAGCATTACTTGATAGTGTAGCCATTTTTATCTCCTGTTAGTTTGTTTTATAAAAGTAGTCCTCGAGAGGTTTATCTTTAGCTCCTGCTTTTGCCAGGATTAAGCTATCCTCTGACATAATGCTACCAAGTTTTGACAAAAATCGCACTACTTCTGGATGATCTCCGTATCCTGTTTCTTTCAGAATCTGGATAAAGCCTTCGCTTCCAAAACGAGTTACTACTCGTCTTGCATCTTCAGCAGTCTTGTTAAGATTGTCTCCACCTAGAGTAGGATCATTGATAACTTCTTGTCTCCACTCCTCGAGTTCCTTGTCATGCCTATTAGCTTCAGCCTCGATAAAACTATCGAGTACCATTTGCTGCTTATCAAGTACTTTTTGCGCTACCTCGTTAGAAAGGTTATTTTCCTTTGCAAAAGATTCTACATCTTCTAGAAATCCTTTACCAAGTAAACTACCTTCTCGAAGGTTTAGACTGTACTCTACAGCTTGCTCTTCTTCCTTCTTCTCCTCCGTACTATCTTCAGCTTTAGCGTCCTCTTCCTTTGCTACTTTGTCCTGACTCGGATCTTCACTGGAAGCGGCTTTCTCGTCTGAAGCAGACTCTTGAGAATCTGTCTGAGCTTGGTTGCTATTGCCATAAAAGGCATCTTCTGTTTCTTTTGTCACTGACTCTAGTTGTGAGTCATTACTTTCTACTGTTTCTTGGCTTTCTACTGCTTCTTGAGTAACTAATGTTTCAGACATTAAGATCTCCTTTTTTGTTATCTTTCATCATTTTTAGCAGAAGATTTTCATCTGCTTCTACAATTTCTCCCATGATGAAGTGTCCAAGATCTTGCTGTCCTGATAGATAAGCCATAGTAGGAGGAGTCTCACTGTAGACTGAAGAAAAGACTCCGCATCTCTCCATAAGTCTCCAGACTAATCTTCTTCCTGAATTATTGGATAAGACTGTTTTGATGTCATTCAATTGCTGCTTTCTGAGATCCTTCTCTTTCTGCTCTGAATCTTTGACTAACCTTTCGTCCGAGATATCCAAGTTATCCTCCTATTAGCTGGGCAAGGGCTGTGTCCTCGTCCATCTTGGTTTCACTCAAAGCTTTTCCTGCATTGACCATTTCACTCGCTGCTGCCATTTGCTGCATCTGAGCTTGTTGGGCTGCTTGCTCCGCTTTGATTGCCTCCACTTCTTCTTTACTCTTAATTAAATTAGGATCGACTCCCACTAGATCGCCATAGACTTCTATAGCCTCTTCAATGTCAAACTTGTTAATGACTGAAGGATCTAGACTTGCTACTTGAGCAACAAAACCAGCCATGCGCTCGATGTTGCCAATACCAGCAAGTTTTTGAGCTTGAGCCATAACTGACACGTACTCAATAGTATATTCTCTTCCTGCTAAGCTATCAGGAGGCTCGGGTAGTATTCCCTGCTTATCCATGATTGCAAAAGTATTTTCGATTAGAGGATCTAGGAGATCCTGGTTAATTCTTTCCAGGACTGGTCCAAGAGCTAGTAGCTTTTCCTCATGTCTCTCTTCAACTTCTCTAGCAGTAATTTGTCTTCTGTTTGTATTTGCAAGCATAAGAAATAGGTCTTCGTAAAAAGCCTTAGATATTCTGATACGTACTTGCTCTTGCTTGCCTTCAAGCTCTCTAATATCAAAGTCAATCTCAAACAGTCTTCTAAAGCCTCGAGTACCTTCTCTCTCATCAAGATACGTGATGTCTCCAGGAAGAATAGAAGCTTTAGCATTTTTAAGGGATGTAGGTCCTACCATAGATGGCTTGACCTTTTGATCTAGAGCTGCAGCTATTCTCTTCTCTGCAAGCTGTAGCTGTTTAACATCTCCAAGAGATACCATACCTGGACAGTTAGTACCGTAAGTATCTTCTCCTGCCACTTCCCACCTGACAGCCATTACTGGAAAAAAATCGTAACCTTTCTCAGATAGGAATTTATCAGGATATGACATTGCATAACTTGAAGAGTTATTAGTCGATGAGATTCCTTTCTCATAGTAAAGAGACTGATATCTTTTAAACTTAGACTCCATCTTATTAGGAGAGTACTGCTCATTAGGTAGAATAAAATGACAAATATCTACCTGAGTCTCATGCTGATGTTTCATGTACTGATTTTTGACAGCATCTGAAATATTAGACCAGTCAATAAATGTAGGATCATTAGGATTAGTACGTCCAAACTTGTCCACAATTTGACGCACAGTCATCTGAAATTCTCTAAAAAATACTGATACCTTTCCTCTTTTATCATTAGCAATCATAAAAGAGCCAATAGGAAAGGAGATAAAATTAACAGTACTTTCAAAGTCTTCTTCCATGAAAATACATCCAGTCCCAAAAGTTCCTAGATCCGCATACAAAGTAGGAAGTACGTTATATAGATTCGACTTTAGAAAAGTCATTCTAATCTTATCGCCTACATCTTTGAGGTAGGCTTTTACGTCGGGCTG